AGCTGAGAATGATGCGCCCTAGCCGCTCTCAGGACGCGTAGCGGGATCCTTGCCACTAGAGGCCCCCGTCGCTACCCGGATCGTCTTCGTCGTCCTCTTCGTCCAGCATGGTGGATCTCGACACCGCTTCCGCCGTTACTTCGGCCAGAAAATTCTCCACGTCGTCAATATTCAAAAACGGAGCCAGAACTTCCACCGCTTTTTTGTGGGAAATGATCCTGTCAAACAAGAGATCTTTGATTGCGATTGTGTAATCGAGCAGATCCCTCGAAGTGGGCTCAACAACCGGCGGCCATTGCGCCGTGACGCGGAAATCCCCCTTGTGTCCGCGGACCGCCAACATGCGCTTGAGCAGTCGGCCCAACTTGTATTCGTAGTCCCCGCGAAGGTTCTGGACGAGCATGACAAGCGGATACATCAGACGTTCTAGCGCTACTCCGGAAAGGGCTCCCGCAAACTGTTCCGGATCGTGATCCACGGTCTGCACAATTTCATTGAAAAGATTTCGGATCATGCGAACATAATCCATTGCGACAGTTGCGCCGTTGCCTCCCATTTCCAACAGCCGGACATCCGCGCCGGGACCGTCCCCCATGCTCTCTACCTGGATCGTGTTATCAGCTCCGCGCTTTACGGAAGTAGCTTTCGTGTTGACATTGACGAAAGCGAGAGTGGGTTCCTGATTGTACCGGATCCCCCGGCCGGTCTGGCTCAAGGTGTAGTTGATCTCGTCTTCCAGGCGAAATTCCGCCTCGCTGACGATCGGCGCGCCGTCTATGTCGTGTGCAACCGGGATCGGAGTGATCCACGCAATCGGAACAAATCCGAGATCGTGGTGAACCGTCAGCTCCGGGTCTTCCTTGAAATCTAGTTGACGAGGATCGGTTATCGGTCCGGGAATCGGGGCGTATTCAACCGTTCGGTCGAGCTCGAATCGCCGCTTATGCCACCACTCTTGCTCTTCCCCCAGCTCGTCCTCTTCCGTGGTTCGCCAAAACTCGTCCAGCTCAATCAGATCGTCGAAATCGATTTCACGCTCTACCGCAACGCGGCGGTTGTCGCGCCCGAACTTTGGCTTTGCTCCCGCCGCGTGAATGATTTCCAGATCCAACCGACCGTCGAAAAGATGGAACGCAACCGCTACGGTTCCGTGAAGCGGCCCCAACCGCCCCAGCTCCGGATAGTGACCCTCCAGCCGGATCTCGTCCTGGATCGCTTGCAAGGCCTTGTTGACCGCCTCAGCGGCCGGTTTCCCGTCTTTCGCCTCGACCTTCCAGATCGGCCGGCGGCCCTCCCCGAACAAGTGGCCAGCGACCTTGTTGATTGATTTGCGCGTCATTCCGATCTGGACGGACGGCTGTTTCTCCCGGAGCGGAACGCCCGTAGTTTCCCACGGTTCCAGATCTGAATACTGCTCTCCCCAGTAGTAGAGAGACGCCAAATTCATGGCTTTTTCGCGTTGAGTAAAGCCCAATTTCTCCGCCACTTTGACCGCCTTCCGCAATTCCCTAACGCCGACTGATTCCATTCTAGGCTACCAGATCGAAGGCCGAAAGCTCCGATTCGAGCTGCCGAACAACCTCCAGGCCATTACCGCGGCGGTGCTCCGAGAACAAGCCGTAACGGAGCGCGTCAACGGTGTGATCGTCTTCCTTTACCGGCTTCTCCCCCTTGTCATCCCATCGGTAGCTTGTCAGCTCCCGGCGCAAGTTCTCAAGCGACTTGTGAATGTATAGGCTTGGCGCTCCACGCCCGTTCCGCTCCAGACCACCCACCGGCTTGAGCAGTGTTGCAAGTAGATCGATTCCCGGATTCACGCCGTTGTCGGCCCGCCGCATGTCTACGCCGTGATCCCTACACGTCTGGATATTTGTCGGATCTGACGGATCGCCCCACCAGTGAGATACCCCGTGTTCGCGCTCGGCTCGCTTGAACCGCTTGATCCAACAGTCCCCGAACGGGTTTCCAGGCGGCGCCGTGATTGTAAGATGTCTCGCGTAGTCTTCCGCGTAAGCGTACAGTCGGCCCGTGACAGACTGTGCAATTTGGATCTGTACCCCGGGGTTTTCGAATCCCCAGTCTACCCCGCTCCACGTCCGCACAAATCGTTTGTACGGAACGTGCGAAACTACGTGGGTTACGTCGTCTACGAAGTCTTCAAAAACCTTCCCCTTGAACGCGTGGAAACTGGCTTCGTAATTGCGCAGATAGATCGCGCGCGGCAACCTCTCTTTGGCCTTGGCCGCCTCCGCGACAAGATGGGGGAGACAGGTATTGTCGACGGTACGGAAATGGATCGCGTGGAAGTCGGGATCTGGTCGAGTCCCAGCCTGTGAGTGAACCCAAAGCTGCGACCAAACCCAATTCAAGCCAAGCGGGGTTGTCGTGGCGAGCATCCAACCGCGCTTGTCCAGCAACGTGGGCTCCAGGTTTTCCGTCCACGTATCCTCTTTGACGCGAGCAGCTTCGTCCACCCAAATGCCATTCAGGCCGGACCCTACAAGCCGTAACGGGTTGTCAGCGGACTTGAATTCGATCAGGATACCGCCTTTCAGCCAAAGCTTTCCCTCACTCTCCACGTAGCGCAAAACAAGATCCGACTCGTGGAATCCCCCAAAAATCTCGTCCAGTTCCTGACGCTGGTAGACGCCCAGCGCGTAGGTTGGCGCAACGCACCAGTACCACAGTAGCGGCTTCGTCGCGGCCGTGATCCGGGTTGGCGCTTTCCAGCGTTGACCCTTGGCGGTAACCCGCGCGAAGTCGTCCGCTATCCGAATCGCGAAACCGCGTCCGCCGCCATAGGTTTTCCCAGACCGCCGGCCAGCTACCACGGTGACGCGCGGCTTCGTCTCCATGGCCTTGATCAGCTCAGCTTGCTTGGCATGGGGCCGGAAGTCGGCCAGAAACTCCGCGCGAAACGTGGCGGGGCTTGGGAAGCTGGCCGCGTCTAGAGCCCCAGACCCAACAAGCTGACGGACAAGCGGACTGTTGGCCGCGATCGCATCAGTTGCGTACTTTGAGGCGGTTTTGCGCATCCAATTCCTCCAAGATGCGATCTACCGCCAGCGCCCGCGCCTCCGCTTCCGCGGCCTTGTCGAAAAGCACTGCTACCGACTGAATGTACTTCGGAATCAGGCCGGCCGTGATCTCTTCCGGCTCCAAGGCCGCCAACCGCTTGTTGATCTTCTCCATCATCTTGCGCGCTGATTCCTGAGCTTGCTTCGCAAACTCCAGGGATCTGGCGCGGTAGTCCGCCAGCTGATCGACGTGTTCCCGCTCCCCTTCGTGCCTCGACACAATATCAAGATATCGGTCATACGCTTCCGCGCGTAGCCGCCAATCGTAGTCCGTAGACCACTGGGAGAAACTCCCCGGCGGCGCGGAGTGAGGGAAGTTCTCCGCGTCGAAGTCAGGATCGTAGGACGATCGATAAGCCAGATAGGCTTTGAGAATGGTTCGCTCGCCTGGATGCATGTTCCGATAGATCTGGAACGCGACCCACGATCGATCCGTGTCGTCGTCGCGATCCCATATCGCGGTGATTGTGTCCGTGAAATCCGCTTCACTTCCCTGTTCCATGGCTACAACCTCTCCGGTGTTCCGCTTCCGTCGAATCTCACGATAGCAAATCCGTCGAGATCTTTCCAAACGGGTTGTGCGCCTTGCTCCCCACAATGAGGACATTTGAACGGAGACACGAGCATTTGTCCCTCTTCCAGACCCTCCAGCGCCGCTCTAAGCCGTTCGTCCAGTGAACGCGGAGCGAAGCCCAGAAACAGGTAAGAGCACCAAGCGCAAACGAAGTGCGCCATGAAGGTGTCGTTGGGACCGGCTTCGCCGTCGCGCTCTTTGCGCGCGGACTCAAGGGAAATCACGTTTTGCATAGCCCGATCGTCCTACATGCGATCCGGCTACGCAAGATGAATCTCAGCCTTTAGCATAGAGCGAAGCGGCCACCTTCCGCGCGCTCTAGCGAGCGTTGTTCTGGCGCTCTCTTCCGGCCTGACGGGTGGGCGCTGGCAGCAGCTCCTGGGGCGGACGGCTCGCTACGGTCAGTCTCGCCCCGTGGTCAAGGTGTCCGTGGGATCACATTGGCCTGAGTTGCGGGGGAACATGGCGTCAACTAGAAAGAAAGCAGCATTCATCCAGGACGACCTACTTCTGGAACAGAAACTACTCAGCGCGAGGTACGTATGATGGACGACGACAGGTATGTAGTATTTTCGGACGCGGAGGCCGAGGCTAAGGCGGCCAGCGAGCCGCTACTCACTGTTCTGAACTTTTCAGGAGGCAAGCAGTCGTCGGCTATCCTGTGGATGGTGCTTCGTGGGGACATCCCCCGACCAAAAAAGCTGTTGGT